GCACCAATGGCGGTGACACGCCAATCCCCAGCGCTCACACCTTCGACACCGGCAACAGCACCGGCTGCGGTCGTAGCGTGACGAGCCAGAATGCCTACTACTTTTTTGGCAATCATCGTATATCCTTTCAGGGTTAAGATAGAAAGAGTTGTTGTTCTTGGTTACGCCGCTTGGTAAGGCCTTTGAGTACCCTACCCTTTTGCCTGTTCCATCGTGGGAACTGAGCAGCAGCCCCCTCGTAGTCCTGGGCGTTCAGCAGCTTCAGCATGGTGGATTCATTGAATTGAGTACGACCAATGTTGAAGATAAAAGAGGCCAAAGCGTCGTACTGGTTTTGGGTCAGGGGTGCCTTCACCAGATCGGCAATGGCTGCCTCTACCCAATCGAGATCGCCCCTAAGAAGCCTTTCAGCCTCAGCTTCCGTAATAGTCATACCGGGTTTTGCCGTTTTGGTGTGGCCCCACCCGATAGTCCACACATCATTGGGGGTCGGGAGATAAGCCGTTAGACGAAGCTTCTCATGGTCTTGGATTATACGTAGACCTTTGTCGCTAATCCCAACAATTGTCTCAGGTTCCTCCTTACGGGCACCAAAGAATAGTCTGATAATGAGCTCAATAATGTTCACTTGAATACCTCAGTTTGTTTATCCCTCTTACCCAGAACACGAAATCTAAACCATTCGTACATTCGGATGCCAGTCCAGATAATCGCAAAGGCCGCTGCGATAGGGGGGAGGATTTGAGTTAGTGTAGCGAGAACAGAGACGCCAGCTAAAGCGTCTCCAAGATTCCCGATGGTTTCTTTGTCCATCTTGGTTTTCCTTTGGATTAGTCTAAGGGTCAGAATGCCAAAGCCTCCAACCACAGGGGTTCAAGAAACTCCCGAGTGATCGCGGGAGCGCCCTCAGGCAGATACGGCGAGAAGAGACCAACGAGTCTCATCGTCTCTTCAAATCGGAATAACTCGCGGTGCCTTGAGCCACGCAGGGTGGCATACATCTTCCGGTCCGTGTCCTTCAAGGTTGCTTCGAGAGCTTCCCAAAGTTCTTCGAGACCTGAGACGGACAAGAGGTAGGAGAACTGAGAGGGTGCTAGATCGGGCACAGGCCCTTGGTCTCCATTGGACTGATCCAAGGGAACCTCCTTCCATCTCTGGAAGAAGGACCCAAGGAGTTCCAAAAGCTCATCCTCCACCACCCGGAACCCTGGGGAGGGGACCGGGGGAGGGCTTGGGATGACCGGGGTGAGGCCGAACTTGTTGAGGAGTTCAGGTGTGAGTCCATTGGGGATGGACCCATCGGGGTTCAGGAGAAGAGGCTTCACGATGTGGTTCCGCAGAAGGTTACGATAAGAACGTAGCCAGAGGCTCCATCACCACCAGCGAACACCGAGGCCGGGACGGAGAGGGTCGATGCGGGCGATCCGCCACCACCACCACCGGGCCAGCGGCCAGCAGTCGGGGCAGAAGAACCACCACCACTAGTGGCACCACCACCGTCTCCACCGTCACCACCGTATTGAGGGAACAGGGCGTTGCCTGTGATACCACCACCAGTGGTTGCTGTGATGGACGTAGAGCGATAAGCCGCACCACCGATGCCGCCCTGAACAGCCGCTCGGGCCGTTGTACCGTTAGCAGTAAAGCCAGCACCACCCGCACCACCACCGGGGCCAGTACCACCGCGAACGCCTTCAGAGCCAGCAGCCGTGCCGCCAGCCCCGCCTGTGCCAATCAGGCTCGTACTACCTTGGACAGTACCAAGGGACGAGTACCCGCCAGACAGACCACCAGAGCCTCCTGAGGTTGATCCGCCATTACCGCCTCTACCGCCCCTGGCTAGGAACACAGTTCCGAACTCGCTCGATAAGCCGTTACCACCAGTGCCGCCATTGTTTGTAGCTGTGACAGCAGCACCACCTGTCCCACCCGCGCCAACAACTACATTTACGGTGGAGGCGAACAGAGATGCCGGAACTAGGAACTCAATCCTACCACCTCCCCCGCCTCCCCCACCGCCACCTGCGGCAGTCGTAGAGTCAGCACGAAGTCGTCCAGAGCCTCCACCACCGCCGCCGCCAATGATAATCCCATGGACCATCAAAGCGTTCGCAGGCTTAACCCACGTCGAGGTACCAGCTACGGTGAACTCTTGGATGTTGATGATTGCCCCACCGCCTCCACCACCACCAGATGGAGTGACCCATTGAGTGTTGAAGTTGGTTCCGTCGATCTTGGCAAGAACCTGACCAGCGGTACCTCCTGTGGGCACACCTTGGCCAGCAGGACCAGTAGCTCCCGTGGGGCCTGTAGGACCTGTCGGACCAGCAGGACCTTGGATACCCTGAATACCTTGAGAACCCGCTGCGCCGGTCGGGCCAGCAGCACCAGTTGGTCCAGCGGGACCTGTGTTACCTGTGTTACCTGTGGGTCCAGTCAACCCGGCTGGACCTTGAGGACCGGCAGGGCCAGCGGGGCCTTGAGGACCGGCAGGACCCTGAGGGCCTACCACGATGCCTGAGTCACCAGCGGGGCCTTGAGGACCGGTAGGGCCAGGAGGACCCACGAGGCTGTCAAGGTAGTCCTGCATAGTGCCTGTGTTGCCAAGCTCGATCCACAGGTCATAGGCAGTCGTGATCTGGGTAAGACGGTCGATCAGGTCTTGGCCGGTATCACCTTGGTTCCCATAGAGGGCGTATAGCGAGGTTGCCATCAGCACATCCCTTCATATGGGTTTCGGACATAGACCCCACCAGACATTTCATCTTGGTCAGCCATAAGCTGCACTTCGTTCTGAAGATCAATGAATGTGGCTTTGAAGCCCTCGCGGCGAACATCAACAAAGAAGTCTGCGGCGTAAATCAAAGCGGCATAGACAACGAGGTCTCCCAAAACTACCGAGTAGTTTGTGACAGACGTAGATGTAACCCCTTGGGCAAACTCTTGGTAGTACCCAAGGTCGATAACATCACCCTCAGACAGGGTGGGTCTGAACATGAACTTACCGCGATCCATGTAGAACTCTGAGGGTGTCCCAGGATAGGGCTTTCCGGCTGAGTTGGCCGTGATGCGGTTAACTGGAATGTCGTTTACCTTCAGGTAGTAAAACCCAAGGTAGTCATCAGGAATGCCAAACCCACCACCCCAATTAGCAGGGACCGTGAAGGTGATCGAGGTACGTTGAAGGGGGGTACGAAGAAGACGTTCAATACGGCGCAGCCCAAGAGAGATAAAACGATCTGTCTGTGTATCTGTAATGTCGTTTCGGTTCAGGAGTTCTAAGAAATAGTCCTTGAGTTCACCGTAATTCATGGGGGGTTCCTTTGGATCAGTCCAATAGACACTCAGTGGTCAAACCGAGTGTCACCAGAGATGATGAAGCGGTCGTACCCGTCTATACGAAGTTTGCGGTTGATTTCATTTGCGGGGGCCGACCACACATCGAAGCCTTCACGGAGCCACTTGTTGACAAGGGCTTCAGGGATAGAGGCTACGGGGGTCAGGCCATTAAATCGGAATTGAAACGCTTCTTGGGCGTTATCCAGATCGTCCCAAAAGTCTTTACCAAGATGTTGTTCTGTGACGATGACATCATTGTCGTCGGTAGCATTGAGAATTAAAGTCTCAGACGCGCCAATGTGGTTACTGTAGAGATTCATGGAGACTCCAAAAGAAGACCCTCCCTTGGACGGAATCCAAAGGAGGGGTATTGGTTGGCTAAGAGAGGGGCCAAAGCCCCACTCATTAGGTCAGGTTAGCGAGTTGCGCCGAAGCCAGGCGGTTGGCGTGCTTCAGGCCAAACTCACCAACGGCCATCCAGCGCTCGGAGTCGCCAGTCTCGGCCAGCTTCTTAGTGAACCAGTTACGCAGCACAGCCAGCTTCCAGTTCTTGGGATCGTAGATCAGGGCGTTCTGGGAGCGGATGCGGCGGTTCTTGGTCACACGGACGGTGCCAAAGGGGGACTCGTAGATGTTGACAACGTTGGTGACCTTGGTTTGACCGTTATCAACGAACATAGAGCGGCCCGATGCCTGAGAGAAACCAGCAATGATGCGAGAGTCGGAGGGCTTGACCATCAGGATCGTACCATCAGAACCTTCGTTATAGAGCTTCTGGTGAAGGTCAATGATCAGGGTCTCAGTAATGGGGCCAGCAGTACCAAGGGTCGTAGTCGTACCAGCGCCAATCTGAGCCTGTACACCAGCAAACTGACCAGCCGTGGCTTCAGCGGCAACTACATAGGTTTGGCCGGTACCTACCAGAGCGTGCTCAAGGTCCATCTTCAGCAGCTTACCGGTCTTCATCAGTTCCCGGAGCGAGGTCTTGTCGCGGCCATAGGTCTTGATTGCATCAGTCGTACCAGCAATCTTGAAGGTCTCAGAAAGAATCTGAGTACCATTCGTCCGCATGGTCGGCTGATCGCGGGTCGTGTCAACACCATCAGCGCCCTGAAGTTTGGCGTTAACGGCGACAGCACGCAGTTGGTCTTCCTGCCACTGGTACAGGTCGTTTCCAATTTTTTCGGTACCAATGCTCGAAAGGAACGGGGTATCCGAGGGAGTGATCAGCGAGATGATGTCGCTGACTTCTTCTTTCTTACCAACAAGGTCGAAAGACTTCAGGTGGTTCAGAGCCATCTATGGCTTTCCTTCTCAGTTGTTTCTTGCGGCCAGAACGGCATCGACAATATCGTCAATGTCTCCCGTAGCTTGGGCCTTCTTGAAGATTTGATTTGCCTTGGAGGCTTTATAGTCGTTGGTGTTATCGGACTTCTTGACAACCCCTTTGGGGGCCTTGTGAACCTTCTTGATCACTTTATCCGACTTAGCCTTTGCAGCGTCGAACAGCATCGCCTTGTGCATCATGATGATTGCACCAGGGTCGATCACTTCGTTTACTGTATCCCGGTCGAGTCCCTGCCCAATCGCATAGAGGCGAATGTCGGAGTAGAGCTTGTCGTTCCATTCCGGGATGGCCTTCTTGATTTCTACAAGAGAGACCTTGGCCTGTTCTTTCACAAGCTCAGTTCTGGCCTGAGTTGCGCGAACCATGAACTCCTGAGCCTCTTCGGTAAGAAGCTTGAACTCACTTTCGGCATCGGCCTTTGCAGCACGAAGGGCGTCGAACTCTTCAGGCTCAAGTTCACGACTTGCCTTGAACAGATCAACGTCTTTGTACTTGGCTACCTTCGCCTCTGCCGATTTCAAACGAGTGTCAATGATCTTCGCAAGGTAAAGGCTTTGGGTCTCAAGTGTGCGAGAGGCAGCAGCGACAGCCTGTGACTTTTGGGTCAAGGATGCTTCCTGGCCATACAGGCGCTTAAGGTCCTTAACTTTGACAGTCAGGTCTTTCCCGTCCACTTGGACAGTGACCTCAGATTCGTCGTCTGCTTTGGTAGACGCAGGAGGCTCATCGCCTTCCTCTCCGTCTGCATCACCATCTTCGGACTCTTCAGAATCTTCTTCGGAGCCTTCTTCGACATCTTCTTCGTCAGGATCACTGTCTGTCGGTTTTTCTACCGCTTCGCGTTCACTCTTGGTGTCCTCGAAGTATTTGTCAACGAGTTCGTCAATGGAGTAGTCTTCTGTTTCCTCGTCCATTTGGATGGAGGTTCCTTATTCTATATCGTCGTCTTGTTCGTCTTGTGACTGAGCGTTGACGACAAATGCGTTGAGACTTTCGAGCAGATCAGTAAGTGCCACGTTTTGGCGGTATGCCTGCTCACGGGCAGATGTGTCCCCATACGAGGTATCAAAGAACTTCATCTGGTAGGTTGCTCTGGTGAGTTCGACTGCGGCCTCAAAGGCTTCAGTTTTCATCATCCGGCGTATCTCCATTCCGTAACGATACACCTGATCTTTGGTTAGCTTCATGAGTACCCCTGGGGTTCCCTTGGACTGATCCAAAGGAACCCTCTTGATTATGGGTTGTAGACTGCCTTCTGTTCCGCAGCCTTACCAGCAAGGGCAAGTTCTTCACGGTCAACGAAGATGTCATTGTCGAGACGCCTCATCTCAATTGCTGTATCAGCCTGCTTATAGCCAGCTTCAGCTTGGGCGCGAATTAGATCAGCTTGAGCTTTAATGCGGTCCGTCTCAGCCTTTGAAATCATCGCCTGAGCTTGGGCCTTTTGATACTCTATCTGAGACTTAAGTTGCTCAATCTGAAGGATTTCCATCTCGCTGGGCTGTTGAGGCTCAACTTCAGAAGGTTTCATCAGGATGGACTGGATGTCCTCAATACCCCTAGCTTGCATTGCCCGAGTGATGACCTCGTATCGTTTGTCAATAGAGTACATCGGCTTGAGTTCAGGGTCTTGTGACAGAGCAGCGTCAACCTCGATCCATTTCATTGCTTCTTTTTCTTGCTCCCCATAGGAAAGGGTGAGTTCGACAGAGGCAGCAGATCGTTCTTTCCACAGTGATGGATTGACCGGAACATAGTTACCGGTGGTTTCCATGAACT